AGGGCAGCAGGGAGGGAGCACCAGGCCCCCTCCGGGCTGTCGTCAGTGGCTGGCGTGCTGCCAGTGGTGCGGCGTTGCTGGCCGGGCCGTCCCGGGCAGCTCTGGCACTGGTGGCACCAGGGCGGCGGCTGCCATGCCCAGCGCCGCCAGCACCAGGGCCGCGGCAGTCGTGCGGGTCACGCCGCTGCTCCCGCCCAGTCCGCCAGCATCACGCCGCAGGTAGCGGCGCTGCAGTGGCTGTGCATGTCGAGCAGCTGCTGTGCCCGGCACAAGCGGCCGAGCCAGTGCAGCTCCAGCGCTGACGCTGCCGAGCGGTTGAGCGCACCGGCAGCGGCTGCAGCATCCAGGCAGAACGCCAGCCGCTGCATAGTCTCGCCAGCGTCCCAAGCGGGCGCCGGCGTGGTCGTCGTGGGCATCGGTTGTCCAGGTTCGGTGGTGGTGATCTGCATCGCTGCAGACATTCACCAGTGTGGCCGGTGTGGTGCGTGGTTGTGTCGTTAGCGAAGGCGGGGCGTGCCTACCTGTAACAATTCGTAACAGTCAGTCATCCTCATGGGCAGGGCAGGCCAGCAGGCCCGCTCCAGTTGCCCCAGCTGCCCGCCCTCACCCCACCAGCCCAGCGCTGCGGATCACGCATCCGCAGCAGTGGCCCGCCAGCACTGGCCGGGCAGGCCCCAGGGTGCAGCGCAGCAGCAGCCAGCCCACCAGGGCAGCCCCCAGGGCTCCAGCGGCAGCCCCAGGGGAGCAGAGCGACCCCCCATAGGGGGGAAGCGGCCGCGCCTCGCGTGGGGGACACCACCAGATCACGCGACCCCAAAACGGGACCTCAGCGGATGACGCGGGATCTGCAGGGACCAGCCCGGGTGCGTGGGGTGTGATCTGCAGGGGTGCAGGGCGGGTGGGCCACCCCACCGGAGGGCGGGCGTGGGTAGCGAGGGGGATGTGGTCGTGGCAGGGTGGTAGCCCGGCTGGAGGTGGGGTGGGAGGCAACGTGGTGGCAGTGGTCCCCTGTCCTTCTTTCCCCCCGGTTGTGAATCTGCTTTGGGTCTCCAGTAAGAGATCAGAGTGCGTTTCGGGTGGGCCTGTGGGGGATTGGGCGGCAAACGTGCTAGATACAGACTGCCTTGTTTTTGGCAAGGGCGAATCCCTTGGCACCACTGGGCTGAACATTTGTACCACCTGCCCAATTCTCTTTTCCCTAGGGGGCCCCTAGGCATCACCTATTCGGCAGGAGTACGTCATCGCAGCTATTCCAATTCTTCTGCCCGCCTAAAATGAGACCCAGAGAGGATGGTTCCGAGAACTTCGTCATGCTGTTCACCGACGAGCTGGCTTCCTGTGCCATCGGTGCCATGGCCGACAAGCGCCTGCTGCCCCGCGACCTGGCTGTCCTGACTGGCCTGATCGCCAACGTCAACTGGCGCAGCGGTCGGGTCAACGTGACCCAGCGGGCCCTGGCCCAGCAGATGAACATCCTTGAGTCGAACTGCTGCACCTCCATCAAGCGCCTGCGGCAGGAGAAGCTGATCGCTCGCGCTGTGGACAAGACCTCTGGCCACACCTACTTCCTGATCAACCCCCGACTGGCATCAGTGGGCAGCACGCAACGCCGCGGCCACCTGTTCCAGCAGTTCGATGAGGCCATAGCGATCCCCAAGGAGCCGGAGTAACCTGCATCTGTCCTGCACTGGTGCAGCCGTGTCCCAGGCCCGCTCGATGAATGTCTGGCTGGACAGCTGCAAGCGCAGAGAGATCGGCCTGTTCTCCGGCTCCGTGGTGCCGCTGTGGCGCATCTGGCAGCGGATCGTGGACCTGAACATCGCCACCCACCTGTCCCCGATCGTTGATCAACTGAACGCCCGCATCACGGCGTTGAACGCACTGACCAAGGCGGCATTGGCAACACTGCTGCAGAGCGCCTGGGGCGAGACCGTTGACCCGGACAACTTCACCAAGAACCAGCTGATCGAGAAAGTGCTGGCGTACGAAGGGATCTGGGTGGAGCTCGGCTACGGCACTTGAGCTACCCTGGGATGACCTTCTGGGGTGGTTCCTGGAAGCCCGCCGAATCCGATGCCGCAGCGAAAGCTCGGAGGGCGTTTCGGTGGTGGTGTGAGGGCCCCTCTGTTTCGGCAGGGGGGCTCTCTGCATGAGCGTCTACCCCATCCCCCCTGAACTGGGCATCGGCCGGTTCGCCTACTTCTTCTGCTACATCCTCCGCGAGCTGGGTCTGGCGGATGAACCCACCAAGCAGCAGCTGCGCATCTGCGACTGGGATGAGGTGGGCCCCAACCGCACGGTGACGGTGGGCTTTCGTGGCATCGCCAAATCCACCATCAGCGGTGCCCGGGCATTGCACCGCCTGCGGATCGACCCGGAAGGGGAGAAGATCCTGATTCCTGGCGCGACCGAAACGAAGGCTGAGGAGATCACCACCTTCATGGCCCGCTGCATCCGGGAGATTGACCTGCTGCAGTGCCTGCAGCCAAGGGAGAACCAGCGGCAGTCCGTCCTGGCGTTCGACGTGGGCCCAGCGATCATCGGCGGCGACGGTGCGCCATCGGTGCGGGCGTGCGGGATCCTCAGCCCCTCGCTGACCGGCAAGCGGGCCACGATGATCATCCCGGACGACATCGAGACCCTCTCCAACTCGATCACCCCGCTGAAGCAGGAGCGGCTGTGGGCGGCCACCACTGAGTTCGAGTCGATCCTGTTGCCGGATGCGGGGCAGCCGCTGCCCCGGCAGATCAGCTTTCGCGGCACGCCGCACCTGGAAACCTCCATGTACTGGCGGCTGGTGCGCGAGCGCGGGTACAAGATGCGGATGTGGCCGGCCCGCTACCCCAAGCCGGACACCTTCGATGTCTACGACGGCTGCCTCGATCCGCTCATGGTGGAGGAGATCGAGGGCAACCCGCAGCTGGTGGGCGGCCCAACCGATCCGGAACGGTTTGATGACGAGGAGCTGATCCAGCGGGAGACCGGCAGCACCAAGGCCAGCTGGCAGCTGCAGTACATGCTCAACTGCCGGCTGAGCACCCTCGACAAGTTCCCCATCCGCCTGGGCGACCTGATCGTGATGCCGCTGGATGGCAAGGCGCTGCCGGAGGTGATCAGCTGGGCATCCGGCGCAGAGCAGCGGATCAACGAGCTGCCTTGCGTGGGGCTGGGGGCTGATCGCTACTACCACCGGCCGATGATGGTGCAGGGCTGGCTGCCCAGGTCGGAGAAGTGGCGCAGCGTGCTGGCGATCGACCCCTCTGGCCGCGGCAGCGACGAGCTGGCCTGGGCGGTGGTGGCCGAGCTCAGCGGCAACCTGTTCGTGCTCGAGAGCGGCGGCACCACCCGGGGGTATGAGGACGATGTGCTGGAGCTGTTGGCGAACGTCGCCAAGCGCTGGCAGGTCAATGCCGTCATCCCTGAGCCCAACTTCGGCGATGGCATGTTCAGCAAGATCCTGCAGCCGGTGATGCAGCGCATCTACCCCTGCTCGATCGAGGAGGCCCCACGGTCAGCTGGGCAGAAGGAGCGGCGGATCATCGACGTGCTCGCCCCCCTGGTGCAGCAGCACCGGCTGGTGGTGAACAGCGAGCTGATCCAGAAGGACTGGGAAGGCGCCGAGCGTGACCCGGACAACGGCCACCCTCGCTCGCTCATGTACCAGGCGAGCCGGATCACCACCGACCGAGGCAGCCTGCTGTTCTATGACCGGATCGACGCCCTGGCGATCGCTGCAGCCCACTTTGTGGAGGCCGCGGCCCAGGACCAGCAGCGGGTGGCCGCACGCCGCCAAGAGGAGCTGGTAGAGGCCTCCCTGGCCGCGTGGTTCGATGAGACCGGCGCCAAGCTCGATGCGCTGGCCCTGGGCATCATCCCGAAGGCCAGCGGGGCCGTGGGTGGCGTCAGGCGGTAGCCGGCGGCGCCGGGCGGATCGGCACCACCTTGGCCTTCTCCTCCAGCGACCCGAAGGTGTGGAGCTTGGCCGCCATCCGGGCCATCGCCTCGGTGGCAGTGCCCTCGATCGGTGCGGCGCTGATGTTGTTCTGCTTCATCAGCTGGGCGAACAACCGCAGGTCGCCATCGCCTGCGTCACCGTTTTCGATCTTCTCGACCAGCTGCTCGACCACGGCCTTGTGCCCACGGTCGTAGAGCTCTCGCAGGTTGGTGTCAGCCACGGTTGCATGGGTGCAGAGTTCTGGTCCCATGATGCCCACCACCAACAGGCCGCTCACCGACGAGCGGTGGCTGGATTTCTGGAGGCATTACAAGGGGTTGCCGCATCAGAAGGCTGCGGTGCTGAAGCTGGCGCGGCACATCCGGCAGATGGACCACGGCCTGCTGCATGACAGCGCCGAATGGGTCGAGGACTTCAGGACGCAGCCGGACAACTGGGCGACGATCCGCGAGCTGGCCGCCAAGGCCGGCGCCAAGCACCCCGACCTGGTGGCGGCGCAGTGGGCGCTTGAGTCGGACTGGGGCACCGTGATGAGCGGTCGCAACAACCCCTTTGGCCTGAAGGGCAAAGGCACGGTCAAGCGCACCACGGAGGTGATCAATAGCGCCGAAGTCCCCGTTGACGACGAGTTCAAGGACTTCGCCTCGATCAAGGCTGCTGTCGAGCACCTGGTCAGCCGCTGGTACAAGGACTACACGGCCCCCGACGGCAAGGAGTATCAGGGCGTGAACCGCGCCGCCAGCCGCGACGAGGCGGCACGGCTGCTTGTGAAGGAGGGCTACGCCACCGATCCCGACTACGCCAAGAAGCTGATCAAGCTGATGGACGACAACGCCCCGGCGCGGCCGGCCGCGGCCGGCGGCCTGGACCCCAGGGGCAGCGAGGAGGCCGGGCTGGCGGGGCCCAAGATGAAGGCGCCGGTGAAGCCAGGCGACAGCTACCTGCTGGTGAACGACCGCGACCAGGACATGGAGGCCTACGACCACACCGGCGAGCTGCTGTGGAAGATCCCGTGCCTGGCGCGAGGCCAGGGGCCGACCAACGAGTGGCGGAAGCGCAACACGGACACCCCGCCGGGCCTCTACAAGATCGGCAAGGTCTACGCCGATTACGAGCAGAACCCCAAGCCGCCGCAGTCGGACACGGCCAAGTCCTACGGGTGGTATTCCTTCGACATGGAGGACCTGGAAGGCCAGGAGTCCAGCAACGGCCGGAGCGGCATCATGCTGCACGGCGGCGGGACTGCCTGCGGCTGGCCGGGCGCCTGGGCGCCAAGGCAGGTCCTACATCCCACCCTGGGATGCGTGCGCATCCACAACATCGACCTGCGGGACAAGGTGCTGCCCCTGGTCCGCAAGGGGACCGTCTACATCGGGGTGTTTCAGGAGCGCTGAATGGCCACCCGGCCCACCCGGCAGCACGCCGCCCAGCAGGCGGTCCAGCCAGCGGTGAGGCGAGCGGCCGGCCCACACTGCGGCCGGCTCGACGAAAGCCTTGAGAGCGATCAGCTGCAGCGCAGCGCCCAGCCAGCGGCTCAGCAGGCCGCCCACCACGATGTCTGCAACGATGCGGGCGTCGTCAGTCACGGCTGTTGCTGTCGCCGGTGAATCGGCCGCGGCTGTCGCGGCGCCTGGGGCGGTTGTGGCGGCCTGCTGGTTCCCGGCGCTGGAGCTCATACGGGAACAGCTCGCTGGCCATGTGCAGCAGCAGCTGGATCAGCGAGTTGTCCTTGAGCTTGCTCATGCCGATCAGCTCGCTGATGGCGAACAGCGCGAAGCCGATCAGTGCTTCCTGCTCGATGGTCATGGGTCGTGCTCCAGTCTGCGGATGCGGTCCTCGTGATCACCGAGCATTTGCTGCATGTTCGCCAGGATGGTGGCAATGCGAGCGTCATGGGCGCCCAAGTTTTTGGCGATCGCCCACAGCCCCTTGACCCCGCTCCAAAGGCCTCCAACGGCCGCCAGTCCGAGCCCGCCAAGGGCTATGGCTGTTCCCGGGTCCACTGGCGCTGCGCTACATGGATGCAGAGTAGCCAGCAGGGCCCTGACAAGCAAAGCCGGGCCCATTGACGCGGCATATGGTGGGCTGCCATGGGCTCAGGCTAGAAAGGCTGCGTGCGGTCAAACGCCACGGTGTACACCGGCAGCGCAATCAGCAGCGCAGCCCACAGCGGCAGGCCGATGGCGGCGGCCAGGGCCGGGATCAGCGGAGTGGTGAGCAGGAGTAAGAGGGTGGTCATCGAGGCCGAGGGACACTACGGGGCGTTCAGGCCGTCGATGAATCGCTGCGGCAGGTCGTAGCCGCTGGCCATGCTGATCAGGTGTTGCTGCAGGTCGGCGGGAATCATCTCGGCGGCCAGGCCCAGCCCCCACGCCTCTAGAAATGTGCGCACGTCGCCCTGTGCGGCTTGACCGAGGCCCACTCCGATCATCAGGTGCAGCACGGGGGCAGCCTGAGCGATGGCGGCGACGAACTGGTTGATCGCTGGATCAGCAGCAAGCGCAGCGCCAAACTCCAGCCACCTGGCGGCCGTGGCGCCATTGATGCCGAAATACGATTCGGCCTCTGATTGGCTGTTGAACCAGAACCAGCCGTTAATAGGGAATGTGATTGTTAGGTGATTCTCGGCCAGCAGGGTGTAGTTAGGCGCATACACGCTGGTCGCCGCGTAGCTGAGCAGCTCGTCGTCGAACCTGTAAAAGCCAGGATTTATGGTCATGCTGTCACCGTCCATCCTTTGGCCGTGGCAATGGTTGGGTTGTAGCCAGCCTCATTGATGCCGTAGTTTCCCGTGACCGTAATAATCTGGCCGGTGACAGTAGGCAGCCCGGTGAAGATCTCGTTGAGTGCGACAGCGGATAAGCGTTGGTTGGCGACGGAGAATGTAAATCGCTGCCCGGTGGCTTGAATACGGGTGAGACCGCCAGCGAGGTAGGTGCTGGCGAAATTAGCCGATGACGATACGCCTGATGTGTCCATCGGCGGTATCGTTTGCAGGCTGGGGCAGAAAGAAAACATGTTGCCCATGTTCGTTACTGCTGCAACGCTGCCAGGGAATGGCGGTATCGTTTGCAGGCTTGAGCAGTTATTGAACATGTTGTTCATGTTCGCTAATGCTGCAACGCTTCCAGGGAATGGAGGTATCGTGCGCAGGCTGAAGCAGTTAACGAACATGTTGGCTGTGGTCGTTACTGCTGCAACGCTTCCAGGGAATGGCGGTATCGTTTGCAGGCTTGAGCAGTTACTGAACATGTTGGCTGTGGTCGTTACTGCTGCAACGCTTCCAGGGAATGGCGGTATCGATCGCAGGCTTGAGCAGTTATTGAACATGCTGCCCATGGTCGTTACTGCCGTTGCACTAGGCAAGCTCGGCAACGATTGCAAACTGCGGCAACCATTGAAGAGGCTAGCCATCGAAGTCAGCGCACCAACCGCCACAATGTTGATGCGCTCAATTAACGCATGAACAACAGTCGTTGCACCGCCAATCGTTAAGTTAGTTCCACTACATTGCGGAATGGCCATTGCTAGATCTAGCCAGCCGGTCGGATAGCCATTTGCCAGCCCTGTTTGACCGTGCTTCTGAAAAAAGTTTACAACCGTCAGATCCTGCCCTGCCTGCGGTGTGATCGTCACCACGGCCACCCTGTACGGCAACAGCGTGGCTGAGCCATCCGTGCCGGTCAGATCAACAGCGCTACCGCCAATGGTTTCGGCAACCTGAAAACTGTTGGCCGCTGCGTTGATGACGTAGTACAGCCGACCGGCAACGATGCCAGTTGTATTCACCAGGTTGTAGAACCTAATGCCAGCACCATTGCTCAGGCCGTGCGCAGTGCGGTTGACGACATTTGTAGCAACGGTGAACGTTACTGGCGCATCAGTGCCAGCAAGTTGCGGGTCGCTGAAGTCAAACTGATAATCTGCGCGGGTATTGCTCGCATAATTTGTAACCGTACCATCGCCATAATCAATCGTATAGTCACCCTGCGCAAGGAACGCAACGAAGTTGCCGCCAGGGCCGGTGCCATCACCAGGCCACACCGCATGTAGCCCTACAATCCTTTGCTCTGCTGCACCAGGCGTCGTCAGCGCCGGCCACGCTGGATTGCGCACCCACTCAGCAGTGCCACCACCGCCACCACCGCCACCGCCACCAGCAACCAAATCCAGGGTCCCGGTGAATGGGTTGAACTTCATGGCTCAGCTCTTTTGCACGGTGGCCACGTTGCCGTTGGCGTGATAGGTGATCGTCAGCGTGCAGACCACGGTGCCACTTACGCCACCCGCCTTGTAGGTGAACACCGTGCCGGCTTCGTTGGCTTCAATCCGGTCGTGCTCGGGGATCCCCAGGCCGGGAAGGGCAAGCCCAAACGGTTCAGTTGCCATCAGCCTGCGGCAGCGCTACGGCTCCATTCTGCACGGGTGTAGAGCAGCCTGCCAGCGGCGCCGGGCGGTTGCGCGTGAACTGCTCAACGAACCAGGCTCTATGGCTGACCGGCCTGGAGGCCGCGGCCATGATCGCCTGGCGCTGCAATGGCGTGACCTCATAAAGGGCCAGCAGCCCCAGTGGCTCAGTGGCGGTGGTGGAGTGGCGTGCCATTCACCGGCTCCCCGTGTCGCCGCTGCTATTGCCAGGCAACTCCGGCGCGGCCGGCTGCAGCGCTTCAAGCTGCTGCCTTAGCCCGGCGTTCTCCTCCCGCAGCATCCGTGCGTTGGCCTGGAGGAATGCAACCTGCAGCCCCAGGTCTCCAATAATAGATGAGATTTCCCTGTTTGCGTCCATGTTTAGGCGGCGGTCATTAGCTTTACAAGATTACCAGCATTGTCCCGGATCGTGATGTACCCGTTATTGGTTACTGGGGTTGCCGTGACAGCGCCAAACCTGAGATGGCCGGCCCCTTTTGGCGCAAGCCACAAATCAACATTGGTGGCGTCTCCCCTGGCAAGGATGAGAGGTGTCACGCCGCCGTTGGCGTTCGGCGCGATCTGAACTCCGGTTGTTGCGGTAGAAGGGCTTTCGACCTGGAAGGCTGTGTTGTTGTTGACGAGCGAGCTGACAAGCAGTCCCGAGTCGGTGAATGACAGCCTGGTCCTCATGGCGCCTGTGGCTGTCTGGCCGATTTCCGCCAGAGCGCTGTTGTCTGACGCCTTGTGCCATCTCAGGTGTGCGCCATCGCCAAAGCCGATAACTCCAGTTCCCTTGGCAGCAAGAAACAAGTCGATGTTTGCGGCGCTGCCTCTAGCTTGAATCAGTGGGGAGGGTCCGCCATTGGCGTTGGGGATGATCCGAACCCCCGTCGTAGCGTCAGAGGGTATTTCGACCTGGAAGGCTGTGTTGTTGTTGACGAGCGAGCTGACAAGCAGTCCCGAGTCGGTGAATGACAGTCTGGCCCTCATGGCGCCTGTGGATGTCTGGCCGATTTCTGCCAGAGCGCTGTTGTCTGACGCCTTGTGCCACCTCATGTAGGCGCCATCGCCAAAGCCGATAACTCCAGTTCCCTTGGCAGCAAGAAACAGGTCGATGTTTGTGGCGTTCCCTCTAGCTTGAATCAGTGGTGAGGGGCCGCCATTGGCGTTGGGGATGATCTGAACCCCCGTCGTAGCGTCAGAGGGTATTTCGACCTGCAGGGAAACGTTGCCATTGACTGCCGAGCCAGCCAGAAAACCGAAGCCATTTGACAGGTTGAGCTGAGGCCGCATATCGCCAACGCCGGAATGGATGATGTCCGCCAGCAGCTGGCCGTCGCCTGGGTTGATCCATTTCAGCCTGGTGCCGCCGTTGAAGCCGAGGCCTCCGGTGCCCTTGCCAGAGAGCATCAGATCAATGTTGGCCGCAGCACCTCGCGCCAAGATCAGCGGAGCGGATCCGGCATTGGCGTTGGGGGCGATCTGAATGCCGGTTGTGGCATTGGCGGGGTTCTCAACTTGAAGCGCTATGTTGTTGTTGGTAATCGACGAAATTAGAAACCCGACGTCGGTAAATGTGACCCGGGTAGGCTGAACGCCATTTGATGTAGAGCCAATCTCACCAATAACCGCATCATCGGTATTGCGAAACCATTTCATAAAATGGCGATTCGCAAAGCCAATCGCGCAACCGTTCCCGCCGGTGCCCTCAAAGCCGTCAACACCTCGGATTGCAGTGCTGTGGAACAGGATCCCCTTGTCCCAACAGGCGGCCTTGACGGGGCGCGAATCGTTCCTGACAATAGCGATGGCTACCGACGCGATGCCGGCTTCGGGCTGGACCGTTGGCTGCTGGGTGTACTCGCCGCCTGCCCCAACCCACAGGCCATTTGTCATCCCCGCCTTTGCAATGCGGTGGGGTGTCACTTCAACGACGGCGCTTCTGTTGAAGATGTCCACCTCCATGCAGTGCGAAATCCCCAGCGGGGTATCGTGCAGCACTGTGGAATAGAAGGGCCAGGCGGTGGTGTCAGCTGTTGGGTTGTTGTTGTGGATGAAGCTGGAAAACGACAATGCCCCGCTGCCGGTGCCAAAACCGTATGTGATCTCTGACGTTTGTTGTGCGCAGGAAATGCCAACCGATGTAATCGACGGCCGGATGTTCAGGACCGGGTTGAAATCGAGATACCTGTAGATCCCGCCCGCAATTGTCGAGACCCACGATTTTGCGTCACCCAGATGGATCCTTTTGGCCGACGTGGGCCATTTGCCTGCCCCGGTGATCGTCGCGTTGCGGTCGAACACAAACACGCTGTCAGCCGCAAGCGCTGGTGTCGCGGGGAAGGCGTAGGTCCCTGCAGGGACAAGAATCGCCGGGTTGCCATCTGCTTGTGACGCAGCGACAAACGCGGCAGTGTCGTCAGCTGTCGTGCCGGCGCCAAAGTCGGTGACGGAAACCAGGCCCTTCTCGATGTTGATGTTGGCCGTCCCGTCGAAAGGCACGCCGTTGATCAGCCGTGGTGTCTGCAGGCGCACCGCTGCGGCGGCGAGCTCGGCCAGGCCTGCGGTGTTCGCGTAGGTGGCAGTGTTCGCGTTGTCGGCCGACTCGGCCAGCGCCGCCCACCTGCTGCGATCAACAAGCTCCTGCACCAGGTACAGGGTCTGCAGGTCTGCTGTGTTCAGATCCTCGGGGTGGAAGTTGGAGCCGTCAGTCCACGGCACCAGCTGGGCGCTGTCCGGGGTCTGCCGCAGGATGAACAGCGTGCTGCCAGTCGCCGGTGCTGTCGTCAGCTGGACCCTGGTGTTGCTGACCCAGGTGAATCCCGCTGGGCTGGTCAACTCCTGCTCGATGGTGTTGGCGAAGTAGTCGAACCCATACCCAACCCGAACATGGGATCGGTTGAGGTATGGAAACGGCACGTCGAAGCCCTTGGTGCTGCCGTTGCCGCTGTAGGAAACGTAGGAGAGGGGCATCTGCTCTGCACCGTTGCAGATCTATTGTGCCCCTCTCCAGCGCCAGCGCTACCTCAAGGCGGGCTGGCCCAGGGCCTCCATCAGATCCTGCAGCCGGTTGGTCTGCTGGGTGAACTGCTGCTCGGCGATGGCGGTGCGCTTCTGGCGCCAGTCCTGGGCGGCTGGGGTGCCGGATGCGTTGAGCTGATCGAGCGTGAGCAGGGAGTAGTGGTCGTAGATGCCCTGGATCATCCGCGATGCGGCCTGCTGCCGGCGCTGCGATGGCGGCATGTCGCGCACCTCCAGGTCGGAAGTGGTGCCGGGCTGGTCCTGCATCCGCTGGTACACCGGATCGTTGAACAGGCTGGTGAAGGCCTCCACGATCGTCTTGCCCTTGACGTGCTTGCTCAGGAACGGCCCCAGGTCGATCGTCGCTGAATCGCCCGCCTTGGTCACCACCACACCGGAGCCGGCGAACTGGTTGCGGAGGTCGATCGGGATCTCCTTCTTGAAGCTGAAGGTGACGTTGACCTTCCGGCCAGCCAGCTCTGCGCGGGCCTCCAAGGGGATGCTGCCCTTCACGGTGCCGAAGGTGTCGTTGTACTCCTTCTGCAGCTCTGCAGACATCGCCACGCCCTCCAGCCGGCGGGTGAGCAGCGGCAGCGGCAGCCGCAGCTGGCCCTGGGCATCGAGCTCGGCATAGACCCGCTGGTTGGCGCGGGGCCACATGCGGGGGTGGAACCGGCTCTTGAGTGCTTCCTTCCAGTCGGCGCCGAACTCGAGCTGGATCGGCTGGCCCAGGAAGTCCTGCTCCTTGCGCGGTGCGCCGCCGGGGAGGCCCAGCAGGGGGATGGTGCCGTAGGCCAGGCCGCGCAGGGTGCGTTCGGTCTTGGTCTGCCAGTCCTCCTCGCCCAGCCCGTAGCGCTCCTCGCCCAGCGGGTCGCGGTCCTGGTAGAGGTCGGCGCCACCGAAGCCAGTCACACGCTGCGCATCGCGCATGACGCCGCTGAACGGCAGCTGGCCCTGGCCCAGCCAGCCCACCAGCCGCGGCATTTCGTTCTCGGGGTCGAGCAGTGCGTCGATCAGCCGCTGCATCTGGCCGAAGCCGGTCTGGCGGATCAGCTGGCTGGTGAGCACCTGGGCGATCCCCCAGAAGGCGTTGTACTGGTCGAAGCTGGAGTAGTTGCCGCTGACGAAGGTTTCCTTGATGTCCTTCCACAGGAACAGCGTGTTGAGGATCGGCAGGCCGCCCAGGTAGGGGATGCCGGCGATGCTGTTGGGCTTGCGGCCCTCCAGCAGGAAGGCGCGGCGTGCCTCGGGCGGCAGCGGGCCGTTGCCCTCGATCAGCCCGGCCATGTCCAGCCCAGCGAACAGGCCCAGCAGCCCGCCCGTGGTGACCCAGCCAGCCTGCACCTTGGCGATCTGCTCCTGGGTGGGGTTCTTGCCGAAGATCACCTCGACCGTCTCGGCCAGCGGGCCGAAGGTGAGGCGGGTGTCGAACAGGAACTGGTTGAACGGCGCCCGCCAGTAGGGCACCAGCGAGTCGATGGCCCAGTGCTTGCGGGCGGCCATCACCGCCTCGTCGATGGCGGCAGGCAGCCCACCCTCGGGGGCGCTCTGCATCCGGTTGCGCAGGCTGTAGTCCATGGCGCCCTGGGCCTCGGGCGTGTCGAGCGTGGGGTAGCCGTAGGTGTTGCGGGCGCGATCGGCCGTGATGATCGAGCGGATCTCGTCGTCGCTGATGTCGCTGCCCTTGAGCTTGTGCTGCCGGCGGAAGGCCAGCACGTTCTCCTCGGTGGGCGCCAGCTGGTAGAAGGCGTTGTCCAGCTGCTTCTCCACCCACTCCTCGCGGCTGCGCTGGTCGAACAGGCCCAGCTGCGCACCGTCGCGGCGTGCCTTGATCTCCAGGTCGTTCTTGAGCTTGAACAGGAAGGCGTCGTAGCCCAGCACGCTGTCAGTGGCGCTCATCCCCCGCAGCGCGGGGGTGAGCAGGTGGTAGTGCTTGCCGCCTGTCCAGTGGAAGGCCAGCAGCCGCTGCGCCGCGTGCAGCCTGTGGACAGTGTTGGCCCAGTTCTCCGGCCGCAGCGGGCCGCCGGGCAGGTAGGGGGCATTGATCTTGCCCTGCACCTCTGCCAAGAGCTTGTCGTTGCTGGTGGCCCGGGGCCCGTAGGTGTCGAGGTTGCCACCGAACGGTGCATCGCCACGGAAGAAGGAATCAGCCGCCAGCTCGCGCCAGGCACGCCGCACCCCGTCGTGGGAGTATTTCGCGCTCTCCCACGCCACCCGCAGGCCCTCTCCAAACGCTTCCCGGCTGAACCGTGTGCCGTTGGGGGTGAGGTTGCCGATGTTCTCGAACGCCTGGTGGGCGAACCCGTGGGTGTTGGCCAGCCAGGTGCCGAGCATGTTGGCCCGCACCTGGCTGCCCAGGTTGGTCAGCTGAGCGTCCTTCACCAGCGCATTGCCAAAGCGCATGTGCGTGTTGGCCCAGCCCTTGCCCAGGGCGACGTTGGGGTCGATCGAGTCGAGCACCGCCGCGATCCGCAGCTGTGTAATCGCCTCGGCGTCGCCGTTGTCGATCGCCTGGATCACCTTGGCGAAGTGCTCATCCGGCTTCACGTCTGCGGCCTTGGCGCCCAGCGTCTGCGCTGCCTCGGCCATGTCGGGCATGAACATTTCCGGCCGGTCGAAGTCGGTCTGCAGCGACCGCAGTGCCTGGCCGGTGTTGCGCTTGGCAGTCGCCACGCTCCGCTCGGCAATCAGCGCTGTCTTGTAGGAGCCCCAGCCCCGCCGCTTGAGGCCATCAGGCACCTTGGAGCTGGTGCTGACCATGAACTGGTAAATCTGGTCCAACGTCTCCAGATAGCCCTCTTTGGCCATGTCGGAGATGAACCGCAGGCGGGTCATCTTCTCGGCCAGGTTCATAAACCCTGCGGTGTTGTTGGCCAGGGCGGCGGCGATGGCGTCTGCGTCGATGTACTCCTTGTAGGCATTGGCCACGGTTTCCAGCAGCCGGTCGCGGCCCCACACCTCCGTCACCAGGCGGAAGTCCTCCGGCGCCATCTGCTTCCAGGTACCGACCAGCGCCTCGGTGAGCCGCAGCCAGTCCTCGGCATCGCTGATGTTGGCGTTGTCGATCAGCATCCGGTAGTTGACGAACCGGCCTTTGCTGCCGACCGGCTTGGAGCGGTTGCCGACACCTCGCTCGATCATTTGGTCAAGCTCTTTCGACTCCAGCCGGTTGGCGAAATCGCTGTAGGCCCGGTCGATGTCGGCATCCGTGAGCGAACGGACGGAGCCGTCCTGCATCTTGAACACCCACTGCTTCTTCACCTCGGTGCGCAGGAAGGCTTCGCCGGCCTTGCGTGCGGCCTCGGAGGTGGCGAGCTCCTGCCGCAGGCGGTCGTTGTCCTCCTGCAGCTTCTTGTACGCGTCGTCGTAGCTGTTGCAGTTGGTCATAGCGAGCAGCCCTCGTCTTGCATTTTGCGGCGCAGTTCAGCCATCCGCTGTTCGTTGGCTTGGATCTGTTGGCGGGCGGCCTGGTCGGCACGCTTTGGCCTGGGCCTGGCCGGCGGTTCGTCGCCATCCGCCAGCTGTAGCGGCTCGGGGCGGACGGGGGCGGGGGCCAGCCGCGACGGGCTGCCGGAGTCGGCAATGGTGAGCACCCCGTACGAGTTCCGCGATGGAGTGGCCGGCGCGTTGGTGTCGAGATCAAACCACTTGATGTCAGGCTCGTCCTTGAGCATCCGCGCCATGGCGCCCCGCAAGCTCCCCTCCAGCGGATCAAGCAGGTATTCGCCAGGAGGCAGGGCAGCCTTGGCCTCCCGAAAGCTGCGCTTAAGGATCTCGGTCTTTTGTTTGGCCGACATCCGTGCGACCTCTGGTGCAGTCAGTCCTATCTGCTCAAGCGCCTCGGGACCGGCCTGATCTAGTGGAACCAGGTGGAAGGCCTTGCCGCTGCCGTCCTCGCTCCATTCCACGATGACAGGGCCATAGCTGGCCCCGGGGATGTCTGGGTTTGACCCGGCCTGCGACACGTCCCTCGCAAAGGAGTCAAGGTATCCGCCGCCTGCCGCCGGGGGGCCCTCCAGCTGATCCAGCCCCTCCCGCATCCGCTGCAGTCCTTCGCCCACCCTCCGGTACAGCCGCGCATCCGACTGCGCGAGCTCTCTGGACTGCTGCTCGAACAGATCGGCGATGGATGGCCCGGTGTCGCGGGGCATCACCTCAGTGGGCATCACCGGCTCGGGGTCATACCCATCCGTCATCCCCAGCGCCTTCTTCTCCTCGAAGGTCTTGAGCTCGTAGCCCATCGCGTCCTTGGCGCCCTCCTCGGCGATGGCCCGCATCTGCGCATCGCGCTCGGCGAACTCAGCCGTCAGCCGGATCTCATCCGCCACGGCCTGCGCAGCGGGGGTGCCGGGCTCCACCTGGCCGCCGCGGGTCTCCAGATCGGCCCTGGCCAGATCAGGGGTGAGCGCCGGGCCATCGGGCAGCTCGGGGATCGGCGTCTCGGGTGGCCGCACCTCGGCTTCATCCACAGCGCGGCGGATCACCTCGATCTGCGCGGCCTGGCGCTGCTCGGGGGTGAGCGGCCTGGGACTGGGGACGATCCGATCTGTTGCCCGGGCCCCGTCGATGTCCTCGATGCCGGCCGATGCCTCCAGCCCGCGCCGGGCCATTTCGGCGCTGCGGCCGGCGCTGTCGCCCAGTGATCGAGCGAGGGCCTCCATTTCATCGAAAACGGCCTGGGTTTCGGGGTCGAACTCCGCGCCATCTGCAGCAGCGCCGGCTGGGCGTGCGGTGGGCAGGCCCTGCTCCTCGGCGCTCTGCCGCACCGCATCCACGATCTGATCACGGATCCGGTTGGCCACCACGCCAGGCTTGGCGCCATCCGCGATCTGCTTGGCGCCATCGTCAAGGATGCTGCTGACTGGCCCGGGGGCGTACTTCACCGCATCGAAGATTCCGAGCACAGCGCTGGCGTCGGCTGCCTCCATGGCGCTGCCTTCGACGCTGATCTTGTTGCCGGCCCGCTGCAGCCGCTCGGCCTTCTTGGCGGCTTTGCCAAATAGGTTCTTGTCGCTGATCACCTCGGCGCGGATCTTGGCCGCCAGCTTGCCCTTCTCCACCGCCAGGGAAAGCGCCTCCTCGCTCATCCCCATCATCTCCAGCAGGGTTGTCTGGGACCCATCCGACTGCTTGACCACGGGTGCGCTGCGCACCTGCTGCAGCACCTCGCTGAAGGCGGAATCGGTGAGGTCTCTATCGCCCAGGATCTTCATCACGGACTGCATCTGCGCCTCGTCCAGCCCGCTGCCGCCGATCGCCGCGGCCTTGCCAACGGACAGCCGGCCATCCACAGCGGCCTGGAAGATGTTGTCCGGCAGCCGTGCCAGCGCCAGGCCTTGGGCCGCCTGACCGCTTTTCAGTGGGGCGCCGCCGCGCTGCAGTTGCTCCGGCGTCGTGATGCCGCTGTCACGCATGAACTTGGCGGCATCAAAAACGGTGCCCTGCCCCGCCATGATGTTGCTCAATGCGCCCTGCGCTCGCGCCTGCTCTGCGGTGGCGGCCGATAGCTCATTCACGCGCAAGGTTGGGACGCCAAGCTGCCGCGCACGCGCAAGCCGATTGTGACCATTGACCACATAAGTGCGGCCGTCAGCCGGGTCGGTCCACACATCAATGGTTTGCTCGGCGATCGTGTTCCACCGATCGACGTTGGCGAGGCTATTGCCGATTTGCTCGCCGGCTTCGTTGACTCCCTGCTTGAACTGGAAGCGAACGGGATCAGCAAAGATTTCTTCGGTGAGGCGCACTTCCTGGTTCCAATCCCGAACCAGCAGGCTCAACCCTTGTTCTTCTCGGTATCGCGCAAGGCCCTCAATGATGTCGGCCTTGGTGAACTCCTCGAACTCGCGGCCGGTGATGTCGCCGATCAGCTGGGCCAGGCCCGGGTTGTTCTCGGGTGAAGCCACACTGCGCAGCGTCTCCGTCCCGTTTGACATCGACTGCAGCATTGCCTCGTAGGCCATGGGCTCCCCATCGGGCCCCAGCCACTCGGCCACGTTCTCGGCCGGTGCCATCACCCGGCCCTGCTCCAGCTCGGGCCGCACCGGCATGCCCTCCCTGGCCATGAGCAGCTCGTCAATGCGCGGCACCACCGGGCCGGGCTGCGCCAGCAGCGCCTGCAGATCGGTGTCGTCCAGGTCCCGGACGAGGTTGAACACCACATCCGCCTCGGGCAGCTCGGGGTCGTAGATCAGCTCGAACGGGTCGATCTCGACGCCCTCCACCTCCAGCTCGCCGCCGGCAGCAGGCGCCGCGGCCGGTTCGGCATCGGCCTTGGGTGCCGGGGCTGCCTCAGTCGTGGGGGCGGCATCGGCCGCATCAGCCGGGGGGCGTGCTGGCGTTGCCGGTTGATCGCCCCGCAGGCTGCCGAACACCGTCTGCGGCTGGTCGGTTTCGCCGATGTCCTCGAAGAACTGGTTGATCCGCGCCTGCTGGCCGGTCGGATCCGGCTCAGTCGGTTTGAAGGCCGTCGCACCCGTGGCCGGATCGGTCTGGGTGACACCGGCCTGCTGCAGCTGCGTGCGGGCATCCGTGACCTGCGAGACCGTGCGACGATCCTTCAGCCAGCGGCGGGTGTTCCTGAAGCCCCCGGCTGCTTCGCCCACCCCGGACAGCGCCAGGCCGGGGATGGCATTGGGGATCAGCGACTTCACCGCCGAGTCGATCCAGTCGTCCTCGCCGACATTCACCGACAGGGGCAGCGGACGGCCAAAGGCCTCGCCCAGGTTGGCCGGGTTGCCGCCACGGTTGTCATCGAAGAAGGTGCTCAGCACCTCACCAGCCGCAAGCCGCAAGCCGCCGGTCACCACGGCGCCAGCGGCGCCAACACCGATGGCGGGGATGGCCTTGGCCGCCACGGCGGTGCCGACGATGCCAGCGCCAGTACCGCGGGCGACCGCATCCAGGCCCCGTTCAAACTGGTTCTGCTGCCCTGGCGGGGTGGCACCCAGCACCCGGTAGCCGGCATCGCTGATGCGCTCCACCAGGCTGTTTCCCCCGGCGTTCTCCGGGTTGGCCGGCCGGCCGCGGACCTTCTGCGTGAGGGCGATGCCCAGCTTGGCGGCGTTCTCGGCCGCGCCCACGGTGAGGCCCGCCTGCAGGTTGCGGCCGGTCTTGCCCAGCACCGCTGGCAGTGCGTTCACCACATTCACCCCAGGCAACGCTCTGGTGACCGCCTGGCCAACACTGCGCAGGGGGCCCTGTTGTGCCCGCTGGTTGGTGGCCTGCGCCTGGCGGCCGATGTAGCGCAGCTCGTTGCCGATCACCCCCAGCGGATCGCTGAAGATCGAGCGGTTGAGCTTGCCGCTGCCCTTGAGTTTCCCGAATGACTTGGGCGACTGCCACCGCCAGTCCGGCCCGGCCCACACCACCTGCCGGCCGCCCAGGATGGACTTGGCGCCGATCGGGCGGTTCTCGTCGGTGTACTTGGTCTGGGGCTGGTCGCGGACGACAGGCTGTGCGGGGCCGGTGAGTTTCAGTGGCATGGGTCAGAGCATCCCCGCGTTGCGCATGAGGTCGATGGTTGCTTGTCTCAACTTCGCCTTGTCGGCGTACTGGAGGCCTATCCACTCCTGCTGCAGGCCGCGCATGGTGGCCTCAACATTCCCGCGGACAATTCGGCCCCGGGCCAGCGCAATGAACAGGCGATCCTGAACAGCGGGGGTGAACCGCTCCGATGGCGATGCCAGCCCCCTGTCAACCAGGCCTTTCAGCGTGCTGCCGATGATCTGGTACTTGCCGACAGCGTGAAGGTGCTGGCTCCTTGGCACGCCAGGCGCGAGCTGCCGGCGCTGGATCTCGCCGATGGTCATGCCCGCAAGGCCGGGGTCGATGCCGCTGCCGTGGGCCGTGTGCCCCTGGTTGCTGCCTCCACGGTTGAAGGCCCCGTAGTTGCCTCCGTAGCTCTCATGCGAGCCGATGAGCTTGGTCAGCGGCGTGCCACCGCCACCGCCGCCACCCCGCATCGCCACCTGCCCACCGCCGCCAACACCGCCAGCGCCCACCGCCGACCGCAGCCGGGGCTGGGACTGCGATGCGACAGCTGGCTTGGTGCCCATCACCATGTCGAGCGCCCAGCCCATTGCCCGTGCCACCGGGCTGTCCTGTGGCGATCTGGCAGCGGTCTGCGCAGCTTGCGCTGAGCTGCGCGTGGCCTGCGCTCGGCGGCCATCGCGCTGCAGCCGCTCGCGTTCTTCTGGCGTCACTCGAATCCCTCCGGGGTAGTAGTCGATGTGCTTGTTGAGCAGGGCGCCAGGGGTGGTGCCGGCGTCCTTGGCGAACCGCTGCAGCGCTGCGCTGGGTTTGCCGCCCTCGTAGAGGATCCGGTTGGCCTCGGTGACGACCGACTGCGCATCCAGCACCGGCTCGGATCGCCAGCTGCGCACCCGGCTCTGCCGGTCGGGGATGTTGTCCAGCTGGCCGCTGGGGTACACCGGCTTGGTGGCGGGCCTGGTGCCAGGCGGCGGGCCCTGCTGCTGGGCGCTGCTCCCTGCCGCTGCTCCCTGCTGCTGCGGCTGGCTGCCGGCAACACTCGGCTGGCCATCGACGCCGGGGAACAGGTACTGCTTCTGCTTCGGATCCCGAGAGCCGTATTCGTCGAGAGCCTTCGTGGCGACCGCGACAGCTTCGGCATTGGTGAGCGGTGCGCCCTTCTCGCCCTCGGCTTGGGCAATCCGCTGGCGGACGAACGCCTGGTAGGCCGAGAACTGCCGCTGCACTGACGCCTTCGCGTTGGCATCGGTCAGGCCGGCCATCAGCTGCTGCACGCTTTGCTCGCGGATTGCCGCCTCGGTGACGCTGTTGGGGTATACCGCCCTGGCGTTGGCCTTGATCCGCAGCTCGATCACATTGCTCACATCCCGGCTGGTGGGCGATGCCTCGCGGTCGTTGTTGCGGCGGCTGATCGCGGCGAACTGCTGCCGCAGCGCAGGCTTCTGATCCTCCGGAGCCCCGGCCAGGGCCGCCTCGAACTCGCTGACGGCCTCGCTGGCGTTCCACTGAGTCCCCACCCGGCCGTCCATGTCCTGCAACAGGGCCGCCACCCCATCGGCGCTGCGGCCCAGGGCCGTCACCTTGTCGATGGTGGTGCTGACGCTCTGCTCGGCCTCCAGCTTCTGGTTCAGCGGCAGAGCCTGGAAGCGTGGGTCATCCCGCAGCTTTTCGATCTCCTGTAGCCGGGTCGCGCCATCAGGCATCCCATAGGTCTTGTTGATCAGCTCGTCCTGGTACGCCTGGCCCAGCGATTCCTGCTCGCGCTGCTGCCGCTTGTAGAACACCTCCCCGTATTTGATCTCGGCATCGAGGGCCTCACTCGTCATGTAGAAGATGGCGTTCGGCCGCTGCCCGAACTTGTCCGGCGGGCCGACGCTGATCTGCCGCAGCAGGTCCCGCAGCTCCGTGTTCCCGGACGACTCGGCCAGCGCCAGCGCACCCTCGATCGCCTTCACCTTCATCGGGATCACTTCCCCGGCGATCCCCAGCTCGTCCGCGAAGCCGTCAAGCGTCAGCGTCCATGCGGCGATGACAGCGGTGCGGAACCGGCTGCCCTGGTCAGGAGTGATGCGCTCGCCGTTGAACTCGATGCCATCCCGCAGCGCGGTTCCGTAGATCCCCAGCAACTGCGCCTGGGCCGTGCGCCACACCGAACCCTTGAGGTAGTCCTGGCGGTCCTTCCACTGCAGCTCGGTGATCTTGTCGCTGGCCTGGTTCAGCTGCGGCAGGAACTTCTGCGCGAACCCCGGGGAGCTCTCATCCAGCTGGTACTTCTGCACCAGGCCCTGGGTCACCTCGGCCTTGAGCTGCCCCAGCTTCGGGTCGCCGGGATTGAGTAGGTAGGCCCCTTCCATGCTCCGGTAGGCCGTGAGCATGGCGCCCGGGGCCTCGGCCGCAGCCAGCTCGGTCAGCGCCCGCTGCCGCCCTGCTGCGCGGAACGGGTTGACCTGATCCATCATCAGGCCCGCGATCGGGTCCTGCACCGACAGCTTGCGGTTCTCGGCCGCGTACTCGGCTCCGGACTGGGCCGTCTGCCCATCGAGCAGCGCCTTGGCCCGCATCGCCTCGTTGATGCCCTGCTGCACCTCGTTCTTGGCGTAGAGCGCCAGGCCGGTGCCCGCCAGCCGCGTCAGCTCCTGGTTGAACGGCGCCAGCGCTGCAGCGGTCCGGGCGAAGTTGTTGGCACCGGCAACACTGCCGCCGCTGCCCTGCTGGATCACATTGATCTGCGCCACCCGCGGGATCTCCAGCGGCCCAGCCGGTGCCGCCACCTGGCGCTGCGCAGGCTGGACGAAGGTGCTCAGCGGCTGCGCCTCGGGGCGGATCTGGTTCAGCGGAAGGTCCCTGCTCATCAGCCTGCGATGTTGGAGAGGGTGGAGTAGGCGCTGAGGCCGGTGCTCACGCCACCCATCAGGCCGGTCAGCCCGCCCAGCACGCCAGGGCCGCTACTCGGCCGCGCACCGGTGAGCGTCGGCGCAGGTGGGGCCAGCAGCGTCGGCAGCGGCTGGAAGGGCCGCATCGGCTCCAGATACGGCTGCTGCTCGTAGAACTGCTGGCTGTTGTACCGGCTCAGGAACTGCGTGATCTGCGCGGTCTGCGCCCGCGTGTACTGCCTGCTGCGCAGCCCCTCGTTGATCTGCTGGATCGTGGCGTAGTCGCCCTGCTGGCGGGCGTAGTCGTTGATCAGCCGGTCGATGCTGCCGCCTTCCTGCCCACTGGCCGCCACCGATGCCCGCGCCTTGAGCGCTGCCACCTGGTACTGCTGGTAGGCCACGGCATCAGCCATTGAGGCCTCGGCGAACTGCTGGCTCAGCGCCTGCGACTGCAGGGCAAAGTCAGCGCCGGCCGCGGCCCGCGTCTGCCCCACCACTTCGGCCTGAGCGATCGCCTTGCTCAGCTCGAAGTTGCGCAGGCTGTTCACATAGGCCCGCTGCTGGTTGTAGGCCAGCGTCGATTGCCAGTATTGGTACTGCTGGTTTGCGTCGGTGTAGCGCTTGGTGAACGCCGCCTGCCACTGGGCGAACTGCTGATTGGCGCCCTGCAGCGCTCGCTGGTTGAGATAGTCCTGCTCGGCGGCGGCCTGCTCCTGCGAAGCGCCAAAGATCCCCAGGCCTGCGTTCAGGCCACCCATCGCCAGGGATAGACCCATCAGGGGCGCAACCATCACGCCCTCCTCTCGAAGTAGGCGAACAGCTGCCCGCAGGGCCCGTGCGGCGCAGGCGTGCCGATCTCAAACCCCAGCGACCGCAGCCACCGCAGGGTGATCACATTGCTGGCCAGGGCCAGGTTCCACAGCGGGCCGGCGCCATCGGCGATCAGCTCATCCACCCAGAGCTTTGCACCCCTGGAGAACTGCCGGCGATGGGACGGTGTGGCCAGCAGGCCATCGGTGGCCAGCAGCCAGATCCTCCCCCTTGGCGCAATGCCACACAGGCCCACTGGCTCTCCGCTGTCGCCCTCTATGCAACGGCAATCAGGGCTGTTCTGCCAGCTGGTCATCACAGCTTCCGCCGGTTGCATCCCATCACTGCAGAACACCTCGAAGGCATCCTGCTTGCGCAGGTGGCGGGCGATGTGCAGCACCCGCTCTCTTGTCGGCGACGCCCAGTTCATCGCATTGCCCTCGCCTTGGTGTGGACCATCCCCACCCATTCGCAGCTGGCGAAGCGGCACGGGCGGGCGGTGCTGTTGCGCAGCTCGACCACGCACTTCTCACTGTTTGACTGGATCGGCACCGTGAACACCCCCTCCTGCAGCGAGTCGGCATAGGGCCCCTCCTCCTCGATGCCGACCAGCGAATTGCGCACCGCCAGGGCGCTGTGGGTGAAGGTGTAGACAGCCGGCTCGCGGCGTTCGGCCAGCACCCAGGCCTCGAAGAACTCGCTGCCGTGGTAGCGGATCTTGGCGTGGCGCACTTGCAGCCGCTCGACATTGCCCGGCACCCGGCCGCCGCCGGCATCCCGGTAGAGCCGGAAGCGGGTGAAGCGGTACAGGAACTCGTAGGCAGCTCCGAACCACACCTCCTTGTTGCGCCAGTCACCCCTGGCCGTGATGCGTCGGCCGCTCAGCGTCTCGCCAAGCAGGACGCCGCCGGTCTGGCCAGGCGCATAGCCAGACCAGGCCTGCGTCAGGGACTCTGCCCTGTAAGGCAGGGCCCATGTGGTCGTCTTGGCATCGGCGTCGTATTCGCCGTTGCTCACCCTGATGGGGCCAGGGGTCGCAGCTGTCGTGCTGACCATGCGGTCGAGGAGCATCGGCGAGCGGCCATCGACCTCTGTGGCGCTGTCCCGTGCCGACAGCCTCTCCAGCCACACCTCACCATCGGGGTACTGGATCACCACATACAGCGTCTCCTGCACGCACACGATCTGCAGGATTCGCTGCGCACTGGAGAACCGCCAATAGCTCCAGCTGCTTTGCTCGCGCTGCATCCCTTCGCCCACGTTGCGAGAGAAATACTTGAACACATAAATGTGATTGCGGAAGCCAGGCTTCTCGGAGATTGTGAACCACGAATAGCCCGTGTCGTTTGCCGCCAGCCGCAGCACTTCGTTAGGGACATAGCTGCTTACATAGCTGGTCAGATCGGCAGCATCAGCCACCAAAGCCGTTCCAGCACCACGGATGCTGAACTCGCGGAACTGCGACCACTCGCCGTTTGTCTGGCAGAACACAATCGCACCAGCAACCGGGATCGGCCTCACGTCTGGGTCGATCTCGTACTGCGTGAGCACCGTGATCTGCGCCGTCGATGGCGTCAGCGCCGCCGCTGATGCGTTAAACCGAAACTGGATCTGATCGGCAAAGATGATCAGCTCGTCTTGATACGGGATCGCATGACGGAGCAGCGCCACGCGGGGGTTCGTGGCCGTGATGTCGATGGGGTCGGTGTCCAGAACTGCTGTCGCAGTCTCTGGGAAGAACTCAAAGAAATCCCGCGATCGGCTGAGAATGATGTTCTCATCCGCCAGGAATCCCAGGCGGTTCTTGAACACGAACACATCTTGAATCGGGTGACCGATGAAGCCCGGGTCGGGCGACGAGTCCAGATTGCCTGCTGTGCGCTGCCCCCAGGACGGGATCTCCACTTCTTGCGTGACCGTGCCATCGGCCGGGCCAAACAAGAAGGTCCCGTTGGGCCTCCGCACCAGCACATGGGGCATGGTGCTGGGGTCGATCTGGTACGGCACCCCCGGCGCAACGGTTTCCTCCCACTGCCCCTCGCCAAACGCACCACTGCGAGGCGCAAAGGCAACGTGGTAGCCATCGAACTTGTTGCTCGGGTCGCCGACCACCTCCACCTGGTAGCCCCCGGGGGCGATGGTGGGCAGGTCGGTGAACGCCTGCACCGTGTTGGTGATTGCGGTGATATCGCTGTTGGAGCGGGCGTCCGCCGCCTCGATCGTGATGGGCCTGTCGCTGCGGATCCACAGAACTGAGCTGCGGCGGGCAATCTCCACGTTGTTGACGCCCAACAGGCCCTGCCGCAACTGTCTGGCAATCTCGGCGGCCGAGATCCGGTTTTCAGTGACCTTGCTATTGCCATCAACCACCACCGCCTGCACGGCGGTCTGCACGCTGACCAGCGTGCCGTTCAGGTTGACCTCGTAGGTCTGCCCGTAGTTCGCCGCCTTAACCCACACCAGGCACTCATGGGGAAAGGGTCGCGGCGTGGCTGGCGCCAGGGCGGCCGTCATCGCCGGCTTGACCTTTGTGTTGCTGATGAAGGTGAAGTCCGCAATCGTCGCGGCTCGCAAGTCTGTGCGAGCGTTCGCGCCTGACGCCAGGTAGCCATAGCCCTCCGGCGCCACCACGGTGCGCTCGGCGCCCGTGAGCTGCTCAAACACCTGCACCCTTGTCCGGCTGATGACGACCATGTATTGCTCCACCTGGTCGCGCTGGATGTGATGCAGCATCACGTTGCCCAGCGAGTTGTCGCTGATCTTGGCCAGGGCCTGGCTGCCCTCACGCTTCCGCAGCCCCTCGCTGAGTGAGCTCACCCCATTGATCTGCTCATCGGCCTGGGTGGGCTGGCGCTGAGCATCCGGCTGCTGGCTGACACCCTGGATCAGGTTTGGGATCAGGTAGCTGATCAGGCTCACAGGAACACACCCCCCATGGCCCGATCGGTCAGACCCTCGGCGGGCTGGAAGGTGGGGAACCGCTTGCGGCCGGTGATCATGTTCGGCGCCTCCTGGGTGTTCTCCACCCGCAGCAGCTCGATCAGCGCCTGCTGCTCATCCGCCAGGGTGTACTGCACCCCGCTCACATCGCCGATGGTGCGGGCGCTGAACACCCGGGCAGCGCGGATCAGCGACCAGCGGTTGTAAGCCTCGGGGCACTCGTCCCAGGGCAGCAGCCACACCACATCCGCCTTGAGCTGGGCGACCGGGATCTGGTAGCTGCGGCTCTCCTTGTCGTAGACCCGCTGGCCGCGCAACTGGTAGCGGTGCTGGAACTCGTAGGGGTCCGGCTGCCAGCTGATCACATTGGCGGGCAGCACGATCTCCCCGCCGCTACTGCGGGTGAAGGGGTACTCGCGCTCGCTGTTCCAGCTCCAGCCGCGGGTCTGCCCCTCCTTGTGCATCTCCAGGATGGTGGCCTCTGCGGTGCGGGCCTCCAGCACCTGCTGGTTCTCGAGCGTGGACACCGGCTGCTCGCCGATGTTCATCAGCACGATGTTCACCGCCTCCAGCAGGGTGGTGCGGCCTGGCGTTGCCCATTGGTTCGTCAGGCCCATGTCTCTGCAGCCATGCAGACCAATGCTATCGGCAGCCATGAAAAAGCCCCACCCGAAGGCAGGGCCGTCGAACGCCTCACTCCGAAGGAAGTCTACGGGACCTCGATCACGGCGGCACACTCGGCGCGGAGAATCCCCATGCCGATAGCCATGCGGGCCACGAACAGCTGCGACTGGTAGACCACGTTGTAGTCACCGCCGGGGGCGGTCATCTGCAGCTGCGGGCGGCGCAGGGTGAGCACACCGATCGCATCACGGTGGAAGATCAGAGCCCGGCACTTGGTCAGGTTCTGCTGGTAGGCCGCGTTGCGATCGAAGGACGTGTTGGTGTAGGCCGCCTGGGTGACGTGGTTGCTCCACGTGACCGGGAGCCCCTTCACCCGGCCGATGTTGCCGCCGCCATAGGTGCCATTGGCCGACCCTTGGTTGAAGTCGGCATTGATCACCTTGCTGCCCTCGTTGAGGAAGTCGTACTCGTCGGGGGGCACGACAACCACCAGGTCATCCGTGGGGACATCCTTCTTCTGCATGGCGACCTTGATGTCACCGATCACAGAAGCGAGCTCGTCCCCCTTGGCCTGCTTCGAGGCGGTGGCATAGCCGGCGCTGAGGGTCCGCGCGGTGCCGGTGCGGCCGGCATTGCTGGCCTTGTTCAGCGGCTCGGTGGTGCGCTTGGCCGCGGCATAGAGCACCCGGGCAATCCGGGCGTCCTTCTCGCGGGCCAGGGCCTCGCCCAGCTGGTG